AGTAAACTTTCTTAAACGCTGAGCCTGCTAGAGGAAGATAAAAGAGCATTGAGTCAAATTCTGGCTCATAGTCAGACATTTTTTCCATGAGCTCATAATTCATATAATCTTTGACACGTTCTGCTTGTTGTGATTTTTGTTGATTAGGTGCACCAACAACTTGTGTTCGCACTGGTCCGTTTGCTGGTAATAATTCTTTATAAGCTAACGCTTGAAACTGTGTAACTGCTTCTGCTAAAACTGGGTGAGTTGCACCTGAAGCTCCTTGAAACGGCTCTGTTCGCATATCGTATTTGAAACCAAGTAAGTCTAAACCTTTTGTATAACTTTGTTCCCAATCTTTTCTAGATGCGTTATAGTCATTGTACTTACCTGTTAAGTCAGATCCTAATTCATCTAATACTTCGTCTGGTAAAAATTCTGCTAAGTTTGCGTAATGCTCATCGCCACCTTCTGGTGATGCTGCGTTTGGATCAAAATCTATTTCTACTGATCCATCTTCTTGTTCTGTTACTTCTACTGGTCCTGGTGCTTGTTCTTGTGTTTCAACAGAAGTTTCTACTGCTTCTGTAATCTCTTCTTCACCGGGAATATTAACGCTGCCTCTTGGACCTTGCGTCAAGGACTTGTCTATTTTGTCTGCCATTTATTTTCTCCAATTTAACTGTTTTAACAGTATTATAATTAATATTCAACCCCTGAGGCGTGGGTCCTGATTCAGGCGGCAGGAGCCAATACTTAGGGTACGAATTCTTCTGTTTCATCTTTTACACCTCTAGATTTTTTAATAGTTTCTTTAAATCTAGATGGGATACTCTCCAACATAGATTCAAGACCTTTTTGTCTTGCTGCTGCTTTCGCTAACATTTCTTCAGCATCATTGTAATTTGTAATTTCTCTAAGAGCTAAAGGCACGTTAACTGCCTTTCCAAGTAAAGGATCTTGTATTAGATAAGAGCCAGCACTTGCAGCTGCATCTGCTACTGGGGCACCGCCTAACATTGCCAATGCAAAATCTACAGGACTTAACACTGCTGCGCTTCCAGGTATTCTACTTGTTAAAAACTTAGAGGAATCCATTTTGCTTTTAAGATCAGAGGCTCCAGATTTTATTCTCTCATTAAATCCTTCAAATAATTTTCTTGTTTTAGTTTTTTTAGGTTCGGGTATTTGATCAGCGGTTAATATATCAGGTCTATTCTTTATGTTTAATAATTTTGTTTTTTGAGTTATAGTTTCAAAAGGTTTATTAGTTACTTCACTTAAAAAATAATTTTTATCTTTAAATACTTGTTCAATATTTTTTTGAGCCTCTGGTCTAAAATTAATATAATTTTTTAAATCAAAATTTCCCCCTAGATTTATTTTAGGTCCTTTAATATTATATTTTTTTGCAAAAGCTTCTGATGTTTTGTTAAAGTCCTCTACTACTTTATTAATTGAAACATTTTTTTTACCTTTGTATATCATTGTAGTTTTACCTTCATCTAGTGCTTTTAATATTTTAGACATTGGTAAATCAATTGCAGTTTCTTTTGCTTTGTTTACACTTGGAGATAAAAGTTGAACAGCCTCTGCGTATCCAGGGGCATATTTAGAAGAGGAACTTAAACCAAATATTTCATCTAAATTTTTTCCTTTTGTTATAAATTTTTCTCTTTCTTTTTTAAAAACATTAGATTTTAATCCTAATTTTTCATCAACGAGTGCATATTTATAATCTCTTATAAGACCTGAAGAAAATCTGTAACCTTTTTTCTTAAATTGACTTCTACCTTCTGCAGCTTCATCCTCTAATCCAGTTTCTAAGTTATCAATTATGTCAGCTATTTTTTCTTGAGAAGGTAGTCTTAATCCTTTAGGAATTTGTCGAGTGCCTCTTAACATTCTTAAATATTTAAATACATCATTATCTGTCTGAAGTATTAAATCTAATTTGCCTTGTTTATCAGCTTGAGTAAACTGATCACCATAAATATTTTTAGCTAATTCTTCAGAATTAGAAATGTCTGGATCAAGTTTAAATTCATCATTAATTATTTTTAATACATCATCTGCCTCTAATAGTTTTGCAGCTGCCGCTTCTTTACCTTTTTTTCTAGCTATTTCTGCTTTTTCCTCTTTACCTAATTTATCAAGAAGTCCTCCTTGATATTTATCAGGTCCAACTTCTTCACCTAAACTTCTAGTAATTAATTGATCACCTGATTTTCCACTAATTCCAAAATATTCTTTAATTACAGGTCTTGAAACATACTCTCCTTTTGCAAGTTTATCTTCTACAAATATTTTAATATCTTTTTTAAACTTAGAACTTTGATACCTACTCATTGGTAAACCTGCTTTAGCTTTTAATTTAGTTGCCTCTTTATTAAAAATATCTATTGTTTCTTTTGTAACATTATCAAAAGTAGAAAAATTTTTTCCTGGAGTATATGTTATCCTTGCTTTTTTAAGCGCATCCATTATGACTTTATACGCAGCACCATATTGTTTTTGTCCCGCTGGAGTTAAAATTCTTTGAAGAGTTTTAGGAGTAAAAATACTTTGTTCTTTACCAAAAGATAAGGCACTCAAACCATCAGCAAATCCCATTCGTCCACCATCTGCTTCCTCTTCACGCTCTACAGTTCCAGTACCTTCAATAATTACATCACGTAACCTTTGATTCTTTGCTCTATCTTGAAATTGAAATTTTAAATCTTGTACAATTTTAATTGCATCGTCAGCACTAAACGTGCCATCGTCTATTCCTTTTTGTGTAAATTTATTTAACGCTGATTTTATATCTGCGGTTGGTAAAGCACCGTTGTATAAAGCACCTACATATACTTCTGCTTTGTCTTTAAAGTTGTCGATTGTAAAAAGATCTAAACCTTTTGTAGTTGTATCTACCTGCATAGATTTAGATGGCTCTACAATATTCTCTGATCCTTCTGCTAATAAAGTTCTACCAAGTGTTTGAGCTTTTTCTTTTGCTTGTAATTTTTGAGCGGTTGTAGGTGATTCGATGTACGAAGTTATCGCTTTCCCATAATCAGCGATCTTCATGTTAAACTCCTAGGATAGCAGGTAATCCTCCGGCAGCAACGTCAGCTCTAGCTTGACCTCTTTCTAGTCTTAAAAATTCATCAATGTCAATAATAGGCATTCCAGGTCTTTGCTCGTTCATGTCGTATTTGTACTGCTCGTACATTTCAATTTCTTCAGGTGCGTATTTACCAGGTTCATATTGAGCCAAACTTACGTTATCTCTATTTGAAGCCCCACCTGAACCAGTCATTTCCATTTGATAAAATTCTTTTATCTCTTCTAGAGATCTTGGTCTTCTTTTTTTTCTCTTAATAAATTCTTTAACAACTTCTTCAATGTTTATGTCCATGTTGCCTGATGCAAGTTGTATTGATTCGATGCCTTCTTTTTCCATAGGTTTTTTTCCGTAAATATCGTTATAATCTTTTAAGTCTAATAAAGGATCATATTCTACTTCTTTGATTCTTATATTATTTCTTTTTATGTAATCCGTCAAGGACATACCCCCAGCTTTTTCAGAGCTAATATTGAAAGAATCTATCACATCTGCATATGTTTCAAAAATTGGAAAATCGTCCATTAGTAATACGTCCTTTGTTTCGGTTCTACCGGTTCATCTATATAGTCTTCAGGGTGAGAAATCAACCCACCTTGTCTAAATCTCATCAGTGCTTGAGTCATACTATCGACCAAGTCATCATGATCACCATACGGAAAGGCAGCGCATTCTTCTATTACTTCTTGAGCAAACTCCATTTCTTTGGGCGCCCATATCAGCCCCGACTCAAACATCGGTGATACTGCGTTTACTCTAGTGTGCTTATCGTTGCCTTTACTAGGTGTAAAATTTATAACAGGAATACCCATCTTACGCAACTCATAAGTTAGCGGCAAACCAGACGCTTTAGATTCAACGATAACTGTTTCTGGATTCCAGTAGCCGTACTGCTCTAGTGCAACTCTACGAAGTTCTGGAAACTCGTATCTGGCTTTTACAGCGTCAACTAAAATTAAATTAGGTGGGTCATCTTCTGATGGACGAAAGACTCCCCATGTCGTTATCGCACTAAAGTCGGCAGTTTGTTTTTTCATAAAAGCTGTATCGTAAGATTGTATTACATGTTCAAGTGGTGGTAATTCTTCGTGCTCCCAAGGTCTCCACCATTCACGTTTAATTAATGCACCTTCTTCTGAAGTAGGATTTTGCATATACTGTGCATTCCATTTTGATAATGGAATAGAAGCTTTGACAGATTCTAAATCTTCTAGCTTCCAATACTCAGGCCAAACAGGTTGACCTGATGGCATGATAGCAGGGAATTCTACGACGTGCCATTGATCTGCTTTAATTTCTTTTTGTGCACTAAGTAATCTACCAGTCAAATCTTTTTCATTCCAACGAGTCATAATTACAATAATAGATCCACCAGGTTGAAGACGTTGTCTAGGTCCTGATGTATACCATTCATAGGTTCGTTCCAAAGCTTGAGCATTCATTGCATCTTGTTCAGAGTGTGGGTCATCAATAATTAAAAGATCTGCACCCCTTCCTGTTATTGCCGAGCCCACACCGGCTGCATAGTACTCACCTCCTTGAGCGGTCTCCCACTTACCAGCGGCTTGTGAATCTTCTCTGAGTTTTGTTTTAAATACTTTTTGATACTCAGGAGAGTCAATAAGAGCTTTGGCCTTACGACCAAATCGCACTGATAATTCTGTAGTATTAGTAGACTGTATAATTTTTAATTTGGGATTTTTGCCAACCATCCAAGCAGGTAAAAGATAAGATCCAAATTCTGATTTAGTATGCCTTGGTGGCATATTAATAATTAGTCTTTTGATTTCACCAGATGCAAGTTTGTTAAACTTGTCTGCGATTCTTTTGTGATGTGATCCTTCTATAAAATCTGGCCAGACGTGTTTTACGAAAGACAAGAAATCAGTTTGTATTGTATCTTGTTTTTTCTTTTCGCCATAACGATTTGCTAGTAAAGCAAATTCTCTTCTCACGTCAGCAGGTAGTTTATCTAAGTTCTGTATAAATTTTTCATTCATAAAAATTTTTCCGCAAAATTTTTTTACAAGTATTTTGAAAACTTAAAAAGTATTTTATCACTATCTATTTAAAAAACCTAGCATAAATACGTTGCTCTGGGACCCCTAGTTTGTATATAAAAAAACATTTTTTAGAAATTTTGTAAAATCGTAAACCGGTGTGGTACCTCTATTGATATTTATAATGTGTGGGAGCCCTGGCGCGTTAGCGCCAGGGCAATGGGACTAGTCTAACAGAACCATATATTCTTTTGTGAAGTGTTTAGTAAACCAATCTAAACCATCTCGCACAGTTTGATAGTCTCC